GTCCCGGCGTTCGGCACAATGCAAGCCCATGTACCGCTAGTATCAGGGGCGGATAGAGTCGTTGTGCCGTCAGAGCAAGTGCAGGTCGAACCGGCGGGATAGGTGATGTTGATGGTGGCTGCAAACAGCGGAATTGCAACGCTGTAATCTGCAGTAACAGCCACAACTCTTGTAATCGGAACACCACCTCTGACAATGGTGATTGTCCACTTACCAGTATCAAGCCCCCTGAATACCGCAACGCCCTTGGAGTCCGCGGTTTTGCTCTTAGACTTACCATTTTTGGAGATTGTTACGGTCTCACTGGCAACGGCGGTTATAGTCAATATGCAGCCAGAGCCGCCCCCGGTATTAACTCTGCCAATCATGCGCTTACACCGCCTTTCCAGCAAATAATGGTGGGAACTGTAATTGCCGATTCCGGGGCGCTTGCGGCATACAGATACACGCCGCCGTTATAGGTAGCTGCAACAGGGGCAAAATTGCCGTCAATTGCGTCTGCAACGCCGAGAACCACTTCCGGAATCATGGTGTCCAGCACCCCCGTCAGCGCAATCGCCGCACGGAATGGGTAATCCTGATATGTAGAATCAGCCACAAACGCGGATACCGGCACGCTGATGTTCGTGAACAGGAGCTTTTTCAGCTCCACCGCCGTACCGGCTTCCAGGTCTGCCAGCTCCCGGTTGATGGAATCCAGCACCGATGTGGCTTGCGCCGTGGTATCATCAAGCACATCTTTTACTTGCGCCTGCGTTTCCTGCAGGAGCGTGGAAAACTGACTTTGCATTGTGCTGGTATCAATGCCCACCTTTTCCGTCACCAGCCCGCACACCGAAGCGTCAAGCCGCTCATCCGTAATCATGGAAGCGGTGATAGCGGTTGTACCGGCTGCAACGGAAATCCGCGCAAGGCTGATCTGCCGGATTGTGCTGTTGTTGGTCAGCGCGGGGGCGGATGCCGTACCGGCTTTTGCGCCTTTCAGGATTTTCACTTCCGGATAGTCCACGTAGTTTGTGGTTTTCCACTCCACAATTACGCGGTCGATACGATTCAAAACGCCGTCTGCCGCATCAACTGCCAACTGCAATTTGGTGCCGTCAACGGATTCATTATCAATCCACCACACGACACCGTTACTGCCGGAATTTGCCACCCAGCCAGTGCCGTCTGAGACTTCCACCGCCATTCCGGGTGTGGAAAGTGCCTGTACAGATGCATTGTTGCCAGCGCCAAATACGCCGGACGTGCGCCCGTGGTGCCAGCGCATAACGTCTTCTGCGCCTTGAGCTTCATCTTGGTTGTTCGGGAAACTTTTGATATTAGCCATTTAATTTCATTGCCCCCAATGCTGTAAGAATAGGGTCGCCCAAGAGGATTTCCGTCCGGGCTTTGTTGCTGTCCAGTGTGTACTTGATGCCCGTGATCCGGGCGCTGAACGATACCCCGAATCGGGCGGATACGCACGATACAATATCCCCCAGAGCGTAATACTTGCCAAGGTCTTCGGGGTCGATGGAGACAGAAAAGGATTTGCGCCGGATTCGCTTGCCCAGCTCCATCTGGCCGTAGGCACGCGCACGAGCCTTGCACTCTGCCGCCGTTTCCCCGTTTTCCTGCCGGACAGCTGTATCGAACCACACCTCCCGGCGATTGTCCCCGGCGACGTCGCCGACGATCTCAACAAACGTATTATCTGTACCGCTCAGGCTTCCTTGCACATAGGCCACATTGCAGAGGGTGGAATCGTCGTCATTGATTACAAGATCTTTCGCGCTCCCCTGTTCCTCCGAAAATACAATGGCGTGAATGCCGTCCGTCAGGTCACGCCCCTTGTAAAGGCGGAACGTATGCACCATATCGTCGGGGTTCCACTCCATCGCGTGGCCTATGCCCTTTTCTTCCAAAAATGGGATGATCTCGTCCAGCAGATACCCGCCCTTGAAGATATTGTCCGTGGTATCCTCCATCCCGGATGCTTCCGCAACCTGAATCCTTGTAAGCCCACGGAGATTATCACTTATCAGCTTATACACGCCGGTTTCGATATTCTCCATGTGGTACTCCGATGCAATAATGCGCTTATTCAAAAGCCAGTTCGCGGTGTAGCCGTTCGCTGTTATGCGGTTTGTGGTAGTATCGATTTTCGTATTTTCTATTACAAATGTTGCGTCTCTGTCCGTGTCATACAGCAGATTTCCGACTTTCAGCACGTTAATGTTGTAGTCGCTCACCGGCGCAACCAATATCAGTTTCCCGATATCGTTGTAGTAGATACTCATGATTACGCTGATCGCGTGCCGGATTTCGTACCGGGTGGAAAAATCCTCTTTGTAGATTTCAAAGCTCATAGCGCAATCCCCACAATTTCCGTCGCGAAATCGATATTTACCTGCAAATTCTCAAGTCCACTTTTGGCTTCAGGCTTCAATACGTTATCCCCCACTTCCAGCTGGTATAAGGTACTTTTCAGGCTCAGAGTGCCCCGGCAATCCCCATCGATGGAGGACATTACATTCGTCCTATCGTGGGTGATCTCCACCACAAGGCGCTCTCCGCTGACAAGGGACTTGTTTATCAGCAGGAACTTCCCAGTTTCGGCGTTGGTGATTTTTGGGTTTTCCACATCACCGCTCGCCGCGAAAGTAGCCGTAAATGGAACGGGAACTTGTCCGCGATTCGGCACGTTCATGAACTGGGTTTCCATCAGCCGCCCGAAGCGATACGGCCTTGAAATGTTCCACGGGAACTTGAACAGCTTCTGAATACCGGATAGCGTGGCCGATACGGAATCATCCTTGCACCAGTACGGATATGCCGCCAGAAGGGAAAACTGGAACTGTGCGCCCCATTGTTTCGCCTCAATGCTGGGCGTCGCCGTAGGCCAAACATTCAGATAGTAATCATCCGCGTATAGCTTTCCGGAAATATCGGGGCGGATGACGGAAAGCAGCTTTTCTTTATTCGCTGCTTGTCCGTCTCCCACCAGATACCCATTAACATTTACAGGCCGGGGCTGAACGTTTTTGCTCTGAATTGTCGCGCCCGTCTGGTTAATGCCCTTCGCCTGGGACAGGGATACCGTTACCGTATCAATGCCCGTGGGCTTGTTGATAAGATATCCACCGGCATAATCAAAGGTAACGCTATCCCCGTTTTCGTTCACGTAGCGGAACAACTTGCTTAAATTGTTGAAGTTCTTCAAATCGTCCACCTCGCTTGTGTGAAATAAGCCTCTGTGGCTGCTGCCAGCTCCACTTCGGATTGCACAGGAGAATTAATATTCTGGATAATTGTCACGCCGCGTCCACCACCAGCAAAGCCCACTCCGTCGTAGTCCGCCCCGCCAGACGCACCAGCCGATTTTCCAGCCCTATATGCTCGCGCTTCCTCGGCGGTGAGAACTTTTTCCCCCTTATGGAGGCGTACCAGATAATCGTCGTATGGTACATAATCAAGGCCGCTCTTTGCTCCGGGAACGTTGCTCCCTTTGATATTGGCCTTTATCGTGAGCGTGTAGTTGGCAAAGCTATTTGTCAGCCGTGATTTCATCTGGGAAGCAAGGGAATCCAGCTTGTCCAGAACTCCCGGCGTGCTGCTGTCGATACCGGCAACCAGGCCACTCATGGTGTTGGTTGCCGCCTCTGTAGCTTCCGCCTCCATGTCGAGGTCGCCCACCTTTTCCACGTAGCTGTCTGCGGCTTCCTGCATACGAGCGTTCACATTCTCCACCGCCAACGCCAATCCATCAGAAGTTTCGGTTCCTGCGGCCTCATATGCAGAAACATTGTCCATAAGCTCCGCAAGCTTTTTGCTTAGCCCCTCGGTGCCGCCGGACATATCTTCTAGTTCATCACGTAGCCCTGCGAGGAATCCGGCCTGTTCCCCCGTACTCATGGACGCGAGATATTGAGAAAGTCCGTCAACACTAATGCCTGCAAGGTCTGCTTTTTCGGAAACAAATGCAAAATCTTCATCGATCTGCTGAAGGACTTCGGTATTTCCTTTAAGATTACCCATGAAATCATCCCACGACATTTTTGCAACTTCTATTTGGGAAGTAAATGCGGACCCCACATCATGCAGCCCGTTATAGATGGTGGTATAGGTATTCTGGTAATCCTCCAAAATGGACTGTGCGGCGGCCGCATATTCCTCAGAAGCAGCCTTTATCACATTTGCGGGCTTTGCCGCTTCCTCGGCGGCGGCCTGCTCCTGCGCTTCCAAATCGGCAAGATTCTGCTTCGCCTGCTTTATGGCTTCGGCTAATCTCTCCATCTCGACGGTGTCACCGCTGAAACCAGCATCCGACGAGAACGCTTCCAGTCTGGCTTTTGAAGCTTCCTCGTACTGCTGCTCAAGCTCTTCTACCTTTGCGCGTGCTTCTTCTACCGTCTGCGGCTCTCCGGCTAACTCTTTGACGAAATCCTTGTGCGCCTTGGTTGCCTTGCCAATGCCAATCGCCAGAGCAGCTACAGCCGCGGCAATCAAGCCAATGGGGTTCGCGTTTATAGCCGTATTCCATGCATACTGCGCCGCAGTTGCAAGGGAAATCTGGCCGGTGAGTACGCCAACGGCTATTTCACTGACGGAAAATACGCCATTCAGTGTGGCTTCTGCAACGGCCGCTTTTCCGCTTTCCGCTGTGAAGAATGCAAGCGCCGACGCATTTGCCGTGAATATCGTGGCGATATTTGCAATGGCTTTTCCGGCCATATTCACCCCGATTGCAGTACCGGCAACGGTTGCCGCTGTGGCCGCGAACTCAAACGCCGTGACGAGAAGATCAATAGCGCTATTCGTTTCCCGGAGATACGAAATAGCTTCTGCCGTGGCCGTTCCAACACCGGTAACGATTTGCTGTACACGGGGTATAATGTTCCCTCCGGCTGTAAATACGCTGTCTACAAAGTCCTTGGTAAGTCCTTCCATGTCGGCGTTGCTGTCGGCCATGCCGGTAGCCAGATTTTGCCATGCTGCTTTCATGGACGCTGTGGAACCCTCGATGGTGCCCGCCGCTTCATTTGCCGCATACCCCGCAAGCCCCTGCATTTCGATATAGTCCACAAGGGCGGCTTGGCAGTCAGCCAGATTGTCAATGGTGTAGGAAGTAGCCTCGCCGTTCTCTGCGTTCCACTCGTTTACCTTGTCAATCAGCTGCTGGAACCCCTCCTTTGTGGGGGCAATACCCAGCTGCAAATTGTCCAGCATCGTGTAGTTGGATTTCATAATGCCGTTAAAGGCATTTTGTACAGCTTCCTGAGAATTGCCGGTCGCCGCCACAACGTCAGCTTCGGCGGTAATAACTTTGTCGGCAAGTTCGGCGGCGGCCTGCACATTGCCGCCGAGGGCGGTTTTCAGGCCGGTAGCAAATCCATTCACCTGCTGCAAATAGTCGTTCTGACTCATCTGCACGGTCTTGTAGGCGTTTCTCGCTTTCTCCGCCACAAAATCGTAAGCGTCGCCAAACATCAGCTGTGCGCCACCGGCTAACTGCTCATACCGCGCATAACTGGTGTAGGCCGCTTTGCCAACGTCTGCAACTACCCCGGCAAGCTTCTTTACTCCGGCGATAATCGCGCCACTGGCAAGGTTGGCTTTCAGAACGTCGGCGAATGTGCTTGTTTTGTTTTCAGAATCCTTTAGTTTACGCTCATATTCATCTGTATCCAGAGAGATCGTCGCAAACAGCTCAAATACATTAGCCGCCATCCTGCCCACCGCCTTTCGTCACCAGTTTCAACCCGGCATTTTTCATCACATCCGCCACGATATCCTCCGCAGACCGGTTTTCCACCGGCTTCGGGCTGATGATATCCTCGTATCCGATAGATAGATACAATCGCTCATCACGCCCCGCCGTGTTTTGCGTTATCATCTGGATACCGTCGGTAATGTAGCGCCGAAGGATTTCACGTTCGCATTGCTTTTTCAACTCCATGGGAAGAATGGAGAGGTACGCCCTCGCCCGTACTCTGGGGAGGGCGCACAGTGCGCTGATTATTCGCTCTGCTCCCCACGCCCCCACGATTTGAAAAAACTCAGCAGTTCCTTATCGTTGGAAAGCTCCTTAATCTGCCAAAGCGTCGCCATGGTACTCTGCGCGGCCACTTCCTCAATGCTCTTTTCGCCCATGATGGACAAAATAGCATAAATGTCGGCGCGGTGCGTTTTCAGCAGCAACGGAACAACGGTGGTAATCCTCTGCGCACCAATCAGCATAACGCCGACTTTTGTGGAGTTTTTCTTGTCCACCGGCTTGCCGATGGCGTTCATGATTTCCTCATCAGAAACGAGATTCACAATGTGCGGGGTGATCTCGCACAACACGTCCAGGCACTCGTCCGTGCCAAGTTGAGATAATTTTCTCATGCTTAGCCTCCTACATCGTAGCGGATTCGGCCTCTCCGGCCTTTACGTAAATCTCAAAAGGCGGCGTATCCTGCGCCGTGATGGAATAATGGCCGGTAAACTCGAACGCGAACTGGCCTTTGCTCTTGTCACCGGTTTTCAGCTGGAAACCGCCAGTAGAAAGGCCGTTCAGCATATGGATGGCCAGATAGCCGCCCTTTTTCGCGCCGTTTTTATCGGAGTAGTCGGCCACAAGCCAGATGTCCTTGAAATCCTCGGCGGCAATATCGTTTCTGGGCGTGATTTTCCCGACGGCTTCATCAGCGGCGGCTACCATCGTTTTTGCGTTAGTGGCATTCATGGATGCAAAAGTGCCGCTAAGCTTCACCTCCCAGCCTTCCAGCCGTTTCAACTCCTTTGTGTTCTTCGGGCAGTTATCAATATCCTCGCCGAAATCAGAGAAGCTAGGCGTTGCCGAGAAGGTCAAGCCGCCGCTGGTAGCGCCTATGATATCGGCATTGTCATACTCCGCCGTATCGGGCGAAAAGGCTGAAAGCAGAACACCGGCATTCAGCACAAGCTCCTTAAAGGTATCCTGCGGAATCTGTGTAAATTTCATTGATTTCCTCCTATATGGTATTGAAAATTGCGGCAACGTTCAGTTGCCGCAATTTGATGGATTGATCTGATTCAAATGTGGAATTGATGCACCACGGCTCACCGCGCATAAGCCAAACTGTGCCGGTATCACAAGGCAGCTGAATGCCTCCACGCCCTATCGTGCGGGAAATTTCCTCTGCCTTGGCGTTCGGCTCTGCCTCCTTCTCCGTGTGATACCACAGTTTTACCGTCAGCGAGTTCGCCATATCGCCCCACCCGCCGACGGAGACGGAATAGGTAAGGTAGGGCATTACGGTGTCGCTCGGTACCGCTGTATCCGGATACGCGGGGAGATTAAAGCCGGAAAAAAACTTGTAGAGCGCTTCTGTTGCCGTCATTTTGTCAGCTCCCATTTCTCGGCGGTGACTTGGCACATATCCAAAGTGCCAACGGTTGGCGCTTCCTTATCGCTCCCGTTGCTCGTCACCCGGAAAATTGCACCATCGGAAAGCCGCTTGAATACATCATGGAAAGAAAGAGGATTCGCGCGGCGGGTGGTAATGGTGTACACGCTGGTAACGCCATCCTTCTCCGCGATTCTGGATTGCATGGAGGTATCCAGAATAATAGCCGCGTCGAACTCCGCGCCCTGTGCCCATTCCGTTGCCCAGCCGCCCTCACCATCCGGGGTGCGCTTCTTTTCCATCAGTGCGCACGTGTTATTCAGGTAGTAGTCAAGCAAGCTCATATCTTCCTCCATATCCGCAAGCGCGGCGCAAACACCGTTTTCCAGCTCGTGCTTTCTCCGGAGCCGGACGAACCGCTTGCCTTTGTGTATGAGTAGCCGCCGAAAGATTCGCTTTGATACGGGCTTTGTACGGCCTCAGCGTTCTTCTCCTGCCATGTGTTGATTTCTTCCAGAATCGCCAGCACCTCCGGAGGTACGCAGATTTCCGTAACGATTCCGGTATAAGTTTCGTTCCGCAAATCAGCATCACCGTACACGTGAATCCCGTTATTCCTCCGGCTTCCTTCGATCAGGTAGTAATCGCCTGTTTCAAGGCCGGGAATAACGATCCGGTTCCCGGTGATTTCCTCCCCGGTAAACTGCCAGTGCAAGCCGGGGAAGAAATTACGCAGGTACACAAGCAGCTCATACAGGCTTACCGCATGCCCCATGTGATTCCCTCCTTTACCGGCTCTTTACAACGGCCAGAATGTCCGCTTTGTTCATTGCGGCGCTGACCCCGGAAATACCGTTTTCTTTGGCGTACTCCAAAAGCTGCGCTTTCGTCATTCCGTCAAAGTCCACGGTTTCCGGTGCGGGTTTGTCAACCGTCAGAGCCGCCCTTAACCCCCCGCCGGGGTAACAGTGGCAACGGCGATGCCGTCCAGGTACTCCGCCCACAGTTTCATGCCCATGATGGCGTACATATCGCCGGTAGCCCGGGAATAGTCGCCCTCGACATGTACGCCGATCAGGTTCGTTTCGCCCTTCACGGTGTAATTCAGCCCCAGCTTGGCAAAGTCGCTGTCGCTCGGGTCAACGTAGTACAGGTCGATGTTCTCAACCGGGGTTGCAATCACCTTACCCGCGGCGACGTACTTGTCAGGCAGGAGGAAAAGGGTGTTGTAGCCCAGGAAGTTCTGGACATAGGTAAGGCCAAACATGGTCTGGGTGGTAATCTCCTTATCGCCCAGGTAGTCGTAGAAATCCATGATGTTGGCAAAACCAACAACCTCGGTCACGTCCTTGTCCATGCCCATGAACTTCGCAAGCACCTTGCCCTTGGCCTGTGCGAGCGCCAGCTGCCAGGTCTTGGGGGTCAGCGCCAGAGAGCCGGTAGCCAGGAAAGTGTAGAAGTCACCCAAAACCTTGTTTTGCAGGGCAACCAGGAAAGCGTCGTCCGTCTTTTCTACGGCGACCTCTGCGCCGTATTTGGCCACGCTTTCGATGGTAACGCTCTTTGCGTACTTGGCCACCTCGATATCGCCATAGGTGACGGGGGAAACCTTCATCTTGGTGAAGGGGATCTCGTCGCCTTCCGCTACGGTGGCACCGCCCTGCAAATCGCCGTCTACCTCTGCCTTGTAGGATACCAGTTTCGTGCCGGGTGCCTTGCGGATAGGCCGCATAATGCCCAGAATGGTGCGCAGTGCGTCCCAGTTATCGTTGAACCGGGTTACAAAGTCCACCTCTCGCGCGGACGTGGTGAACTGTGTGGAAATCGTTACGTTTTCTTTTGCTGCCATTTGTACAGCTCCTTTCAAAAAAGTTATTTGTTTTCGCTTGCCATGCTTTCAGCAAGCGCGGCCTGCCTCTCAGCGGTGGACAAAAGATACCGGCCTTTATCGTCCTTTTTGTAGATTTCAGCGCGGCTCTTTGCGCCACCAGAGGTGTCAGGCGGGGTCTGCGTTTGGGTGCCGGTGGCGGTAGTCTTGCCGATCAAGCCCTTGTAATCGCCGGAAAGCAGCCCATCCAGTGCGGCGGTATCTTTGATACTTTCGCCGTCCAGTTTCAGGCCGTCGATTTCAGCTTTCGCTCCACGGATTACCAGCCCCATGCTCTCGGCGGGAATGCCCTTGCTCTGGAAGTACGCCCGCGCGGCCTTTTCCTTGGCGGCGGCGCTCTCCTTGGCGGCAACCCCGTCTTTGAAATCCTGAAAGTCTTTCTTTTCCTTCTCGTACTTGGCCTTGTATCCGCCGTCAGCGTCTTCCTTTTTCAGATCATCCAATTCCTTTTGAATGCCAGGAAGTTTCTCAGCGTCGGCCTTGTACCTCCCGATATCGGCTTTCAGGCCGTCCACGGTATCGGTGTGCGCTTCAATAATGGTGTCTACCTGTTCGTCGGTAAGCCCCATTCCCTTCAAAAGTTTGCGAGTTAATGCCATTGTTTCAGTCTTCCTTTCTTCGCCCCTATTCTTCGGGGACGACTGTGATATAAAAGCCGCTATACTTCGCGGGTTTTACCGAAATAAACAAAAAAGGAGCCGAACAGCACGCAAAATATACGTACTGTTCGGCTCCGATTGCCCATTCCTGCGCCCAATTACGCAGGAGAAGAATATTTGATTGTTTTCTTTACTTCGAGGACTATGTAGCCGTCGCCCTTGCGCCGTATCTCCACATCGTTCCCACGCTTTATGATAGCCTCTATGGCCTTTATGATTTCGTCATTATTCATTTATTGCCCCTCAAATTGCGTCAGCGTTTTTGAATACTTCCATAAGTTTGGGAAACTGGATAGCAAAAAAATCTACCATTTCCTCGTTCTGTGCCCATTCGGAGTTTTCCGCAAGGCCACTTTCAAATAGAAATGCGTGAATGATCTCATGCCGCTTGTTTTTCATGATTTGAACTTGTAAGTTTTTCTTACAGGTTGGGTCGCCGACTTGCTTACTGTAGCTATCCACAACCAGTTCTTTGCTGGTTTCGTCGCAAAATCCATCGCATCCCGCCAGCCGCGAATCTTCGTCTTCGCAGCAGACGGAAAGTGTGTATTCAGCTCCAAGAACGTTGATTTTTCTGGTATCCACGCTACGTCAATCTCCTTTGCTAAGTTCGTCTTTCAGAATATTCTTGTATGTTCCCTGATGATCGGCGATTGACGGCTTAATAAACGGGTGCGCCCGATTGCCAGCTGTCCAATGCCAGATCCCCTGCGCGTCCTGGTATTTCCACGGAGTAGGACGGCCTCCGCCTCCCTCGGCGTATTTGCCCGTTCCCATTTCCTGATAAATGGCGTATTCGGTAGGCGTTCCAACAATGGCTTTTTTCCCATCCTCCACGGTATGTGTAATGCTGTTGCGCAAATTCCCAGTATCAACGGGGCATAAATCCTTGGCATATTCTACAGCTTTTTCGCCACACCGAAATAAGCCGCGCTCACACGCTTCACCAAGGGCGCGGAGGATTTCGTCAGAGTTATCCACAAATGTAATGCTCATTTCCCCCTCCTTTTCTGCTTCTTCCAGAGCCGGTCTTGTGCGGTTCGTGGCGGCGCATACGCATAATCCGCCACAAGCGGGGATTCCAGCCCGCTTCTTTTTTATCTGGTTGGAAGATTTGGGCATAGAAAAAGCACCATGCAATTTGCACAGTGCTTTTGATTTATTCAAGCCTATTTACTTCTATTTGTCAGCTTTCCGCTTTGCTGCTGTCGTGGATTTCAACGCTCATACGTTACCCCTTAATGAATGGTTCATTATCAATCCATCCATCTGCAATGAGCCGCAAAACTATCTCGCATTGCTCTTTTGATTTCCCCGTTGCAGTTTTAGCGATACCAACAATACGCCGATTTTCAATAATCAGATCATCCCAGTTCTGCAATCCGCGAGAAATGAATTTGATGTATTTCCTGTAAGCGTTTTTTGCATTCGGTGTAGCCGATTTTTCAATTTCCACAAAATCCCCAACAGAAAAATCAGATGTTGGGTCTTTCACAAACTCCGCAAACATCGGAAGCCAGTCAAGCACCGTCTCTTTCATTGCGAAACAACCTCCAATTTCATATATCGTTCGGGGACTTCTTTCTCCACAAACTCTCTTGATTTTAGGTCGAAAATGCTTTTTTTAACAGTTCTTTCCCCCGCATCAAGGACTTTGTATGTTGTTCCTCTGTCTATCAGAAATTCAAATTCCGCTGGGTTGTCTGCCATTTTGTAAATATAAGCGCCGCGTGTTGACTTTGGCACGATAATATCAAGAACCGTCTGCGTATCTTTATGCCCTCCAAACGGGAGTTGCGCGTCTTGCGCTATTGTCGTACTTGTAAATCCTTTTTCTGTATATAGCTTCCCGATACTCGCGACCATATCATCAACAGATGACCCGCCTCCTGTAATATACCCAACATCACCGACAACACGCTTCACGTTCAAGTCCGTTGAAAGCTTGAACTTTGATATTTCCGCAGAAACGCCGTCGCTTATCTCCTTGTACCCGTCGAGGTTCCCGTAGCAGCGCAGCGCCTTTTCATACGCCGCTCCGCCGCGCTCTACGGCGTTAATTGCGCTATACGCACCGCCGGAATACTTGGATATATTCGGGTTTGCTTTTTTCGTAAACTCGACGCTCGAGTTTGTCGCATAATACTCGTTTTGCCACTTCTCCAATTCCTCTAAGTTGGAAAGGCTTAAAGTTACTGGCTTTATTTCGGGCTTTGCTTTAATTATATCAGATTTTGCCGCACTTGCAACTTGCCTTGCAGTTTTGAGCGCCTCCCACCCGTCAGCGTTATTATACTTCAAATCCTGGAACTTTGCAAATGTTTTTGGTGCTTTTTTACCCAGAATTTCACGGTATTCTGCATATTCCCGTTGGTCTGCCTGATAGTTTTTACCAGCTTTCACCATGCCCGCCCATTTTTCCGGAGGATACTGTGCTTTCTTCTCGTCGTACCATTCTTTGTACGATTTTTTCTTTACAAGCTCATATTCCCCGGTTTCGGGATTCTTCACGCGCATCATGTGGCGTTCCGCTTCCAGATCGTCGTCAGTGGCATTCACAACCGTGCAGCGGCAATTATACAGCTCATGTCCCGGCGCTCCCAACGAGCCATCACCGGGGAACATCATCTTATAGCCGCCGACATCGAACGGCTGATCGTAGTCCACAATCTGATTATCTGCCATGCCATGATCGTGGCGGGTGCGCAAATCCTTTGTTGCTACCCACTTTTTCTTGGATTTGATACCCCACATCTCGTCAGCGGCGGCGTAGCTGTCCATTCTACCGGCATTCTGTGCGGCGGTAACTGCCGTTCTTGCCGCTCGAATGGCGCTTACACGGCTCATTGTGACGATTCTGGACTGCAAATCATCGGATATCTGCTTGATGCTTCTGCCTTGCAAAATGGAGCCTGTAACGCTTGCTGTAATCTGCTGCTTTCCAAAAGCCAAGTCAATGCCCCGCTTTAGCGCCAGCCTTTCGGGGTAGTATGGCATTACGTCCGGCTGCTCCACAATTAAGCGCTTTACGGTCTGCTCGTCAAAAAGCGTAAAATCTGCACTTGGGTGAACGCTCTCAGTGGTATAGGCGGTGTAATTCCGATTCAGGGAGTAGATTCCAGGCGTAGCGTCGTTCACATAGGCAAGCGCCACCTCTTTTGCTTCCGTCGCACGTTCGGCCAGCTTGTCCCGAAGCGCTTCCAACCGTGTCCCGCGCCCCATCTGGTTCAGCCTCCATTGTTGGTAGTCCTTTTCAGTCCACTCCTTACCGTTGCGCTTCTGGCCTATCAAGTCCTGCATCTTCTTATCCTGATCAGCAAAGTGCTTGAAAAAGGCATCTATTTCCTCTTGCAGTTCTTTAGCCGCCTTAGAATATACGGAGTTAATGCGGCGCTCCAAGTCGGCAAGCGCCCTATCGGTTCCTCTATCGGCTTCATTCGGTCTGGCCATCCTCATCACCGCCGTAAACCGTATTTATGTCAGCGTCTGCTTTCCTTTTCAGGATTTCCGGCACTTCCTCCGGCAAAATCCACGGGAGGTGTTTCAGAACCGTTTCATCATCAAGGAACGCAGCTGCCGCAAGCACCATATTTGTTTCCTCGGTGCGATTTATTACCTTGTTCCACGTAAATTCCGGCTGTGGATTGCCGATGCCAGCAACAGCGCAAATCTGCCGAATGAAATCTATCAAGAAATACTCGAAATCGGCACATTTGTTGTCCTGTGGCTGATACGCCGCCGAAATCTCTGTAGCCGTTTTCTCAGCGCCCGCCAGAGCCGTAACATCAAGCATCTGGGCATCTTCGTACAGGTCGCGGCGTAAAATATCCAGCATGGTTTTTCGGGCTTCCACGGGAACGTCAAGGGTGTGAGCTTCTGCTGCCGTTCCAGCGGAACTATCTACCACATTCGCCTTTACGCTCTTCATCCTCTGGATGAACTGTGCCAAATCCGTATCGTCCATAGCGCCGGTATTGTGCAGAATCCAGTAAATTCCGCTGGTATCGTCAATTTGGTTGGCGAACCCGGATTTGATAAAATCATAGCAGTCTATGGAGCCACGCAACCCAACGAGTTCGCTTTCGTGGGTATCGTTGCCATACAGTACCGCAATAGGCAGGCGGGTGTAGTTCTCGTCGCACACATCCACAACGCCTAGATCGTTCCTCAGCTCCTTGTGGATGTATGCGCGTTTCTCGGCCATGGGCTGCGCGTCGTCGCTTCCCTCGGCGCTCCATTCGCTCACGCCGTCCAACTCGTAAAGCGTAGCCCGGAAAACAGTTTTTCGGCCAGTCTCTCGGAACCAGTACCGAATACCGGCCATCAGCTCCGACGTTTTTTCATCCAGCAGCGGAACAAATCCCGGATTTCCGGGAGTATCGGCGAATGAAAACACTTCCAGATGATCTAGATTCCAATAGCCGTAGGAAACGCCCTGCGCCAGTGCCAATTTTGCCGCCGTTTGCAGCTTATTGTCGAAGTCCGCGCCCAGTTTTTCCTTTTCGTCCATGCTTACGCCATTAGCGCAAATATAGCCCACTTCCTGCGTCACCAGCCGCCGAAACGCTAGCGTTTTAAGCCGGTAGTCGCTGCTCCAAATATCAGGAGTTTTGTTCCCGGATAAGGTGAAAAGGAACTTCTGGAATTTCTCAATGGTGATATTGTGCTTATTATAGTACGCCATACCGTCAGCGGCGTCTTTGTACGCCTTGCTGCTCTGGTGCTCCTGCACTGCATCACGTATGAATTTTCCGGTAGTTCCCTTTGCAATGGCTTCTTCCAAATCTTGATAAATTTTCATGAATTTTCTCCAATAGCAGAAATCTCGCAAAATCACAACAGCGACGCAGCGGCGGGTGAAATCTTGTTTTTCTTCTCCACCTTGTATTTCATGATGGTGTTGCAAAAGTACCTGATATCATCCATAGCGTGATCGTTATCTTTCACTACCGCGTCCTCCGTTTTCGTATCGTCCCACCGGTAAAGCCCGAACTCGCGAATGGCATCCGTGCAACACCGGTGAATTTTTATATTCCCGTTCTTGAGATATACCGCTGTGCGCCGAATGCCGTCAAGAACGGCGTTGTCCGCCTGCTGGGCGCGGAATCCACGGCGTTTCAGGGCGGTAATGAAAGAAGCCGCCGAGGGGTCAATAACCGCCCTCTTGATTTCGTAGCCGTCCGTCAGGCTCTCCACAGCGTCGCAATATTCCTCGTCAGTTTGCTGCCTGCATTCGGCTCTACCATCGTAGTAATACTCTTTGATTCTTACCGCCTTATTACCATCCACAGCCCACAAGCCGCACGAAAACGGATTCAGGGTGCCGTAGTCGATGCTTATGTAATAATCCGCGAATTCCGGCACTTCATCCGTGATATTCGCTTCGGAAAAATCGTATACAAGCCCCTCTGCCAGCGTCCATTTCCCCAGAATGTACCTATCATAGAACACCGTTCCGGCATATTCCTTTTTCAGATTTTCAACAAAAGTGGGGGGTAAAAATGGATTATCGTCTATTGTGTATTCTTGGCTGAAAATATCGGCATCACTATCAAGGAATCTCTTTAGCCAGTGGTTGGGATACTGTGGATTGTATGTGCCATCGAAGCAGGAATACTCCTTATCAAGCCGGCTTTTCAGGAGGGCAAAAACTTCCTCCGACCAGTCCGCGACCTCGTCGCCGTAACAATACTTGATAGACGCGCCGCGAATCTTCGATACCTGAGACACTTTTTCCGCGCCGAGGCAATAACACTTCTCGCCAAAAATCCATGCTGTATTATCGCTGGAAATCGCCCCAACAAGTTTATCTCCGTACAGATTCCGCATAGGCTCTAGCACATTTCGCTCTATTGTGGATTTTGTAACGCCCAAAATAACGGAAAGCCCATCTTTCCCGGCTCGTTCTCGAATCCGCATGGGAATAATCCACTTGAAATCAAGATATGTTTTCCCGCTTCGGGTCGCGCCACCCTTGAAATTCCATCGGTGATTCCCATACCTTGCAAATTCAATCTGTTTCGGGCTTAATAGCATCTCTAAACTCCTTAATTAGCCCATCCAGCTTATTGAGACTATCATTACCGCTTGCCGTGTTTCTTGTGGCCTTATCGACAATAATCCCGAAAGATGTTGCAATCTGGCTTAATGTTGCGGCTGAAATCTTTTCGGGGTCTGTGAGCGCTTTCAGATGCAAGGTGATTGCTTCTTGCATCGCCTTTTTTTGCGATTCCATGTACGCCATCATGTCGGCGGTATTTTCTTCTTTTTTTTCCTGCACTTTTTGGGCGATATCCGGTGAAGCGCTAACAATCCTTTTCACAGTCTGGTGAGTTACGCCGTGCTTTTTTGCAACGGCGCTGTACGACTGCATTTCTATCCAGTCGGCGATTATTCTTTTTTTCTTCCGATCTGTAATCCTTGCAGCCATAGCACCACCGCTCATACAAAATAATTGGCGCGAGGCCGATTCAAACGGCCTTCTGTTGGGGAGAGAGCGCCCAACTCGTTTTCTACCGCGCCATGCAAAAAGAGGCTCAGGAACAATCCCAAGCCTCTTGCGCTTTTTCTTTTTTACCAGTATAGCACATTCAAACCGAAAAATCGTCTCATTTTTTTCTCATTTTTCAGCTTTCAGTCTGCCCATACAGGCATAGCGTGAAATGTCGTAGTGCTGAATCCCGGCGGCGGTAAACCTGAGCTTTTTCAACTCCAAGTTCTTCACACAGGGCATCGACGTTGCCTCTAGCCGGGCTTATGTAGAATCTGCTCAGTATCTTCTTTTCATCGGCGCTAAGCGATTCAAGCCCGGAATCCACAAGCGACACCCATTTTCTCGCCTGTTCCAGTGAACGCGCCAGTTCCTCACGGTGAACAATATTCGATAGCATCGCATCTTCCCGGCCGGAGCCACCGCCGCTTACCGGCGTACCGTCAGCCGTGGCGCTTCGGATACTCTGCATAGCGGATTCCAGCCGCGCCATTTCCTCTGGAATACTGTTCAGGGCCTGCCTCTTTGCACTGTACTCCTTTAGCTTTTCAATGGCCTCATACTTCCAGTTCATTCCGTTCCTCCTTGTGTATCTTATTAAATCCCTGTATAGATATACACAATACGCACAAGATATAAGATTATATTTAATATATACTATACATGGGCGAATATGTAATTGCAGCACCTATTCACTTCATAGTCTCCGTAGAAGTAGACGCATCCGGTGCAATGCTTCCTGCCGTCCCTGTACTCCACATTACCGCCCCATTTCCTTATCCCGCGTCAGCCGCCGCTTTCCTGTCGCGGTATCTCCTTTTAGCGGCTCTCTGGGCGTGGGCTTTCTGGCACACAAAACTGCAATAGATTTTCTGCTTGATCTTGCCCTGCGTGAATTCCTTCCCGCACTGGGGGCAGATTTTAGAAATGCCCTGCGGGGCTTCCACGTCCTCCACATCGGCCTGAATTGGCGGGTGGTATCCGTTTCATTGCCATGTACTTTCCATAGCTCGTCCCGGCCTTCTGGGCGGCTATGGAGCACAGGGGGAGATAGTCCGGTTTCTTGCTCATGGTTCTCACTCCTTTATTTCCCGCCACAGCTCGATGACTTCCTTGACGATTGTAAGAATCCCCCATGCCAGCCCCGTGGCAATAAGCACGCAGAAAAGCAGGAACACAATCACAGCGAACACAGCCGCGATAACTTTAGCCATTCTCTGCGCCTCCTACCACTTCACATACAGGCATTCCAGCGGGATTTCCTCTGCCTGCTCGTAAATGCAATTCCGCAGACTTTCAAGCACTTCAACGGCATAAGGGATATCGGCCACTTCTCCGTATTTCACGTATTTCGCCCAGCATACACGCAGCTCTTCGATACCTTTTTTGATATTCCCGATCACCTCGGAGCACCTGTAATATTCTCCCTGCTTGTAATCCCACCCGGTACAAGCCCGGAACATCTTGCCAAGATTATACGTGGGGCTGCTGTATTCCGGCTCAGCGATTCCAGCAAACTTGTCGCATCCGTCCACCTTAACGGCGATTCTCAGATCATAGCTCATTTCTCTGCGTCTCCTTCCTTCGGCGGCGATGGGAGTAGGTGCATTCCCATTGGTGAAAGCCCTGTATCCTCATACTGTGCAAGGCGAGTATAGAGTTTTGGCACTATGCAACCATTTCGGCACCCACCCGGCTTATTGCTGGGGCGCATGCAGTAGTTATCCTGCCCGCAGCATTCCCACGGATCAAGATTTTGCCAGTGTTCAACCGTCAATCGTTTCATCGTTTTTCCTCCTTTGGCAATTCTGGAAGCGGCATCCAGTGGGTGATGTAGCTTGCCCACGGTTGAACATCTTCACTGTCGATCAGAGCGTTTATAACCGTGCCTCCGTCCATGCTCCAGACCTTCTGCTCGTGGCAGTAGTCAGCAACTGTAACCACCGCATTTTCGCCCTTATCGTCCCATATGTCCCGATACCTGTATCGGTATGCTACGATGTATTTTTGCCAGACTTCATCGCTCTCCGGCAACCTCTCACTGCACGGAATCCACCTTGTCCGCTCCAACGCCTCCATGCCCATTCGGCAGGCTTCGTTCACCTCGTCCATGCCGTCATAATGCTCCCGGTGTTCCGGGTTCAGAATTTCAATCGCTCGGTCAATCGTCATCGCCCTTATCCTCCTTATCCTCCAAGAGGTGCTGAACAGCGAGCGTGTTCAAAACGTGTGTAAATTCCAAAATATCCCAACTGTTATGGGTAATTCGCCCCGCAACACTGCACATTGCGAACAGCATAGCGGTTAAATCCTCCGTGAAATCGCCGCCCAAATCCATCTTTGGGAGTGCCGGTAGCTCACAATCTTCCTCATCTTTGTAAACGTCCGTTAATGCAGCTCCAAAAATTGATGCTTTCATAAATAAATCCATAATTACTCCTCCAAATCCATTTTTGCGCCGCAATGGCAATATGGGTATCTCCGGCAGGCCTCGCCGTATTCTCCGGCTTCCAGCAGGTTGTGCAAGTCGATATTGTCTACCTTGCGCCCGCAGATGGAGCATTCCAGGCATAAGGTAGATTCGTCCGCAAGCCGGATATTCCAGTTCCCATGCCGCACCGGCTCCACATCGGCGGCGGGAAGCCCCTCAATTTCGATTGCAATGCAATCTGCCAATCCAGTGTGCCGCCCCAGCGCAGAGCCATTCGCAAGCCCGTACTTTTGGGCAATTTTTACCGCCGCTTTTCGGCTGATGTAATCACTCATTTCAATTCCTCCACATAGCACCAACTCTGCGGCGGGCGTTTGATTTCAACAGGCGCATATCCAAATTTCGTTTTCCGCAACCCCTTGAATTCGCTCAGCGGTTTCGGCGTATCGTAGATTTGCAACTTGGAAATGTGACAGCCGTACAGTGTTGCACCTTTTCCGTAGTCCCACAAAGCACCGTCCACAAGCCTAGTCTGCGCCACAAAGTCATCATCCACATCGTAGATTCCATACGGTTCTGTTGCCGCCTTGATGGTTTCAACCCGGTCGCAAATAAACTCCCCAATGACCTTGCCCCATGAGCCGCGCAGTCTGCGTGCGTCGTTGCCTTGCGTGCAGTAGATGTAGCATTTGAACGGCGTGTCCAGCTTTGGCCTGGTTTTTCGCACCTCAACGGTCTTTTCACCTCTGGCAATCTTCTCCACCCACTCCGGGCGGATACTGATTAACACCGCCTTGCCCATCAGTAGCTCCCTCCCGTATCCATCGGAATCCCGCCCTGTGCCGCACCGATCATCAGACGAACCGTGTCAAAGCTATCGTCATAGACGGAGCTGTACCCGTCTCGGTGCCAAAAACACGTTTCTCCCCCGAATGCAGTGATAGACGAAATATCGTCCAGGTTTAACAGATACGGGGCGTCGCCTTTGTGTACCTCGATAAATTTAGCCATTGTCAGCCCTCCGGTTCCAAGCCTCAATTGCCGCGGCTTTGTTCTTACAGCAGCCACTTGAAGCCCCGCATCCTCCAGCAATGGAGTCACAAACAACCTGAAACTGGCTGTTATATAAGTCGTAGTTTTCATCGTATTTGTCCATAAGCTCAATTTCCGCAACACTTCCAACAAAAATCTTTGTTCCCCCACAAAACGGGCAGGGCTTCAGTTTGATTTCATCCATTGTTATCTCCTTCCCGCCCGGGTTGCCCCGGGCTTATCTGCTATCTGTAAATCACTACCATAGACGGAAACGGTGCTGGGTTCATTGCCACCCCGTTTTCATCTTCAAATTTTAACCGCCCACGCAGAAACCGAATTTCCGCTTTTCCGTATATGTAATCGTGGAAATAGCTTGTGTCCGTCCGTGCCGGAATCAACATGACGATTGTCACACCCCAACGGATATGTTCAGAATATGCCTTTTGAACCCATTTCCCGATCTCCCGACCATATGGCGGGTTGCAAAACACGGCTCCGTATCCGCTCCAAGGCAGGGAAAGGCCGTTCATTTCAGGGGTGAAAAACCATCTGCACTTGGCGTTCTCTGGTGTAGCGGCGGCATCTAAGCCAAAATGGAATTCCTGGTCCAGTTTCTGAAAGAAGTCTTTCGGCGTTCGCCAGTCCATTTTTACGCTGGAAAATAACGCTTTGTTCATCCCATCACCCACCACGGTTTGCGATTCCTCGCAGGCTATCAGAACCTTCATTTCTCCCCCTCGCTTTCCTCCACCGGGGAGCGTAGCCATTTCAGCCAGCATTCCTTGCACTCTTTCGTGAGATCGCAGGTAGGATAAGGTGCTGGGCAATAATGGATATTTCCAAGGTACTCCGCCAGCTCCTCATCCGTCATGTTCCGGATGCGGTCGGCGTTGGTCAGCGGCTCATACCGGTCTTTCAGGCCTTCATCGTGAATGCAGCCGTCGCAAGCCGCCCATCCACCCGGGTCAATTCGGTACTTGCAGCTGGGACACTTGTCAGATTTATTCCCCATCACTCTTAGCCTCCACAAACTCCCCGTTTTTCAGCATGTACGGCGTATCCGCTTTGATTTTTTCGCCATCGACATACTCCGTTTTCACACATACCGGAACGTATCGTTGCTTTGCTCTATCGTATTTCCACTCCGCAAGTGTAATCCAGCAGCCAATTGGCGCTTTTACCACAGAGCCATGTCCGGCGCAGCAAATCACGGAATCGCTTCCAGTGCAGTTAATCCGGGCGGAGTCCCCGGAGCTGCCAATCCGGGTGGAGTTCCCGGAACTGCCAATCTGGGCGGAGTTCCCGGAGCTGCCAATCCGGGCGTAGTCCCCGGAACTGCCAATCTGGGCGCAGTCCCCGGAACTGCCAATCTGGG